GTCCTAAACCCAAAGACCCCAACGCCAACCCTGCAGAAACTATTCCGCTCCCTCCTCCTACTCATGAGAAGGTGTCCGTGAAACTCCCCGTATCTATTGCGGAAGGCGTCAAGTATCTTGGTGGGGACCAATACTTGCAAGAGCTAATCATCCGTGACCTCACGGAAAAGGGCTTCCTCGTCTTTAACTTCGCTATGTTCCAACAAGCTTCCGAATAGTTGCGTGCTACTGCTGCCTCTCCCATCCTCCCTACCCCAGGACTAACCTCCTGGGGTTTTTTTATGTCTTCTTTTGGGTTATAATCTTTATATGTCATTTCAAAAAGCTGTAAATCAAACTAAAGTAATAGATTATCAGGAGCATTTGAATTCAGATCAAATATTTGATTTGCGTTCTACTGCTGCCTCTTTATACACATTAGCAGAAGAATATCGAAGCTCCATCGAATCCCGGAACACCTCCAAGGTTCGTAAATTTATTGAGAATGTTTTTACAAAGATTGAGGAATGGTGGGATTTCGAAACAGAACAAGAGAAACAAAATTTAAAACAATGTCTCCTATCAGGTTACATGGAAAGTTTCGGTTACTCTTCATCCATTACCCCCCAAGATGCGCAGACAATGCTAAAGATTACAGAGACCCTCTCCAAAGTATGCGAGCGGGCACATAAAATAAATGACAGCTTTGTATATAAATTAGAATGGGGAGAACATATGAAAGATAGATTAGAAAGTTTCCTCGAAGAAGTAGTTCTCCCAGAAATCCCTGCTCAAAGCAGAATCAATATAGCAATGAAAGCTAAAAAGTTTTTCTCTACAACCAAAAAAGAAATTCTTGCACTCCCTGCCCCAAAGGATATTTAGATTATGAGTGTTGAATTCAATCCAGAGTTGGAAGAGATATCTGTAAAAGGGTTCAACCCTCCCAGTTATGATGAGATTTTATTTAATTTCCTTGGTGACTCTTTATTACATTATGATAAGATGTCTTCTGTATTTAAAGATAATTTTCAAAAGAATGAAAATCAATTAAGATTTCAGCATCTGTTAGATACCTGTACTGTCCCAGAGAACCAACAATTATATATTTTAGTCTGGGGTGATGTGGGTTCTGGTAAGACGTGGTTGGCTCTTCAATATATTTTAGATAATATGCTCTCTACCCCCAAGGTCAGGACCATTGCAATCCGCAGAACCTCTGCAGACATTGAACAATCTGTATATAGAGAAACCCTTGAGTTTTTCGATACCTACAATGTCCCCTATAAGAAGAATGACAAGCATCTTTTAATCACATTAACTAACCGCTCCTATATTCATATGAGATCTGACAAAGCCCTTGTGTTAGCCGGTAAGAATAAATCTGATGCTTTGGGTTCTCAACAATTTACTTATGCTCTGTTAGAAGAAGCTGACTCCATTTCTGAGGAGGCTTTCAACACCCTCCCAGCCCGTCTTCGTCAGAAAACAGATAAAAGGAAAATCATTTTCTGTATCTGTAACCCACCTGATGAAAATCACTGGCTATATAAGAGGTTTTTTGTAGACAATAATCCTGATGATCCTGCATCTCCTTTTCGTGCCTTGTATTGTCCACAATCAGGAAATCAATTCCTCCCAGAAGGTTATAATGAATCTTTGCAGGCTTTCTATGAGGGAAATCCCAGTCTTCAGGGTAGTTTTCTTGGTGGTAAATTTACTGCCAATGTAAAAGGTGATCCCATCTTCATGTCTAGTTTTAATCAGGCTATTCACGTTGCACCAGGTCCCTTAGAATACAATAAAAAATACCCTATATGTAGGGCTTGGGATTATGGTTACCGTGGGAACTGTTGTCACTTTGGTCAATATGATATGGATAGAAAACAAATCCGCATCCTGAAAACTGTATTCAAAGAAAAGATGTTGTTGGATACTTTTGCAGAAGAGATTCTTTCTATTTCCTACCAATGCTATCCTAATATGAATTTTGAGGATTATGGAGACCCCTCTGGTAGAAGTCAAACTGCACATGGTTTAAGCTACCATGATACTCTCAGACAAAAGGGAATAAATACCCGCTGGTTTATTCATGAAATTAGCTACGGTCTAAGTGTTTTAGAGAATCTATTAAAGACCATGTCCCTTCGCCAGGGTAAAGAATTGACTGATTTGAACCTAATTAAACCCTTTCTTTTAATTGATCCCGCTTGTACTCACTTAATTAAAGCTCTACAGATGGGATATTGTAATAAAAAGGGAACCCCTTCTGGTGTTCTGGACCCTGTTAAGGATGGGTGGTATGACCACCCTGTAGATGCCCTTCGTTATTGGCTCGTAATGCTGATGCGTCACATGGGTGCTTCAGGGTATAATAGACCCACACCAGGGAACTATATGCAGCCAGAGATAATACCTATGACAGGTTCAGGGAATATTTATAGTGTTCCCCCTAGAAATGTAAAAAAGAAGGCTACATATGGATCAACAATTTTTGGTAGGAGTAATTTGAGATAATGTTTTCAATCCCATCCATCCCCACGAGTATGCCTGCCGATAGTGTAGACAGGGATGACGTTACTCTAGGAACTAAAATTATTGATGGATTTCATTCCGACCCTAATACCAATTTAATTAAAGGGGAGTCTACTGTATTTTCTGCAGGACTTACTCCAGATTATAATTATAAAACAGATTGGAAATTGATATCTACAGTACTTCGTCGAGTACATCAATTAGAAATAGATAGAAAAATAAATATAGAATATAAAACTCAAAAATGTTGGGATTTATATCATTCTGATTTTTCTGCTATTGATTGTCGAAAGGAAGATTGGCAATCCCAAAAGGCTTTCCCTATTTTCTTTATGACAGTAGAGCGATTTGCAGCAAACTTCTCTAAGCTTAGAGAGCAAAATGCAAACTGGTTTGAAGCTACAGCAATGATCCCCCAACAACAGGTATTTTTAAATCTAGTAAAGAAGTGGGTTCAATTTCAATTAGAACACCCTGATGTTGGCTTTGCAGGAGAAGAACGTGATTTACTTCGTAATGGTTTAATTTCTGCACAATGCCCTATGATGGTAACATATGATTTAGATGATACTGAAATAGTCTCTGGGGATGAGGTGGGAGAAGACCCAGAAGAAGCAAATATTTCAGATTTATTCCGACCCTTTTCTGCTAATCTTTCTGGAGGATCAAACCCCTTCCCAGATTCATCTAAATTTCCATTCATACCTGGACCAACCTTTCCTCGTCTCCATTTAAAAGCAATGGACCCCGGAAAGCTTTGGTTAGATACGTGTTCAGGGAGAGACCAATATAAGATTTGGGAAACTGAATTGAGTATTGGTGACTTCTTAGAAGAGGCAGAACGTAGGGGGTATGATATTGATGCCTGTAAGCGGGCTGCAAAATTAGGTATCCCCAGTAGGGTTACAGATACAGTAACAGCATCCCAACAGAACTTAGGACAAGATCAAACTAGATTAAATAAGTCCAAGGTTCTTTTAACTCATTTCGAGGGGACCCTAACTGACCCTGATACTGGTATTATTTATGTAGATAAACAGTACATGGTCATGTGTAATGATAAAGAAATAGTGAAACAACCTGTCCCCATTCCATTTTGGGATAAAAAATCTGCAATTGTTTGTTGTCCTTTTATCAAGGTCCCAAATGCCGTCTATGGTAAGTCCCCAATGACTGAAAACATTGATGCATTTGAATCTCGTCATTCCCTATTAAATTTAATTATGGACTTCTTTAATAAGTCTTTATCTTCCGCTTATGAGTGTGAGATAGATAGACTACACCCAAGTGAAGAGGGTGTATTAGGTCCCATCTTCCCAGGTCGTGTTATTAATACAGTTAATAATGGTGTGTCTGGGGATAGGCCTGTTGTTCGTCCTGTTTGTAATGCAGATCTTCCTCAAGGGTTTTGGCAATTTCTACAATTCTTCCAGACTACTTTTTCTGAGTTTACTGGTATGACTCAAGAATTAATGGGTATGCCCAGAACTCGTGGTCGTGTTACTGGGATGGAATTTCAATCTCGTCAGGGACAATCTGGTGATTTAATTATTGATTGGTTTAAAGGATTAGAGGCGAACTTCTATCAACCTTTATTGCATTGTATTCTATTACGTTCTATGCAATATACTCCTACAGAGTTTTGGAGAACATGGGTACTTGCATCTATTTCAGACATTATCCCAAAGAATGCAGACCCAAAGATAGCACAGGCTTGGAAAGAAGCATTGATGGATTGTGCTAATTGGAGTCCAAAAGAACGAGTTCAAAGATTAGGCGGGGTATTTAGATTTAGAGTTAAGATTTTCTCCAGTTTAATGGAACGACAAACAGTTATTGAACAATCTACTTACTTTATTCAAACTGTTGCAAAGGTTCCAAATCTTATTGCCTCTGTTAGATTACCAAAGATTCTATTAAAAATTACTACTGCTTTTGGATGGGACCCAGAAGAGGTTTTAAATCTAGATGTTTCTCCTACTCCAGAAGCTGAGTTTGAACTTTTAAAACAAATGACAGAGCGGGGCCAGAAGGAGCTAGACAGCACAGGGTTCTCTATCCCTGATGTTAGTGGTGGAATGGCGTCAATCTTTGGGATGGACCTGTCTACATTTGGCCAGGAGGGTGTTGACGATTCTGGTAAAATTGATACAGAGTCAGGATCTCCCTTTACTGGAACTGGAGCACCTAGAAACGTAAGTGCAAATTTCTTAGGAGGTTAAAATGGAAAAAGGAAAAGAACGAAATATAATTTCTCCAATGGATTTTGGTCCTTATGTTTCTTCTCAAAAGGAAACTTTGGATCGGGGTTATGGAGAAAT